GACCGTGACGCCGCCTTCGACACGCTGACCGCCAGCATCGGCGCGGCCATCGCCACCGACCGCACGCTGGGCGGCCTCTGCGACTGGGTCGAGGCGGAAGCGCCGCGCCCGGTCGATCTGCTGGTCCAGGGCGCGGCGAGCCTGAAGGCCGCCGTGATCCCGGTCGTGCTGCACTATTCCACGGCCGACCCGCTCGGCTGATCCCGACAACCCGAGGAGTACACCATGGCACGAGCCCAGGGGGCGCGGGCGCTGATGGCGCTTGCGTTCGAGACGACCTATGGAATGCCGCCTGCAAGCGGCTTCACGCGGATGCCCTTCGCCAGCACATCGCTCGGGGCGGAGCAGCCGCTGCTGAACTCCGAGCTTCTCGGCTACGGCCGCGATCCGCTGGCGCCGATCAAGGACGCGGTGACGGCGGATGGCGAGGTCGTCGTGCCGCTCGACGCCGAAGCCTTCGGTTTCTGGCTGAAGGCGGCCTTCGGCACGCCCACGACCACGGGTGCGGAAGCCCCGTACAGCCACGAGTTCCAGTCGGGGTCATGGACGTTGCCCAGCATGTCGATCGAGACCGGCATGCCCGAGGTGCCGCGCTACGCCATGTACTCGGGCTGCGTGCTCGACCAGATCACCTGGCAGATGCAGCGCTCGGGGCTCCTGACCGCCACGGCGCGACTGGTGGCGCAGGGCGAGACGATCGGGACCACGACGAGCGCGGGGACGCCTACGGCACTGGAGCTGAAGCGTTTCGGCCATTTCAACGGGTCGATCACGCGCAATGGCACCGCGCTCGGCAACGTGGTTTCGGCCGAGATCACCTACGCCAACAACCTCGACCGGATCGAGACGATCCGCTCGGACGGCCGCATCGATGGCGCGGACCCGTCCATCGCCGCGCTCACTGGCCGGATCGAGGTCCGCTTCGCCGACCAGACACTGGTGACGCAGGCGATCAACGGCGAGGCCTGCGAGATGGAGTTCGCCTACGTCCTGCCCTCGGGCGAGAGCTTCACCTTCACGGTGCACGCCGTCTATCTGCCGCGCCCGCGCATCGAGATTTCCGGGCCGCAGGGCGTGCAGGCCACCTTCGACTGGCAGGCCGCGCGCGACAGCGTGGTCGGCCGGATGTGCACCGCCACCCTCGTGAATGACGTGGAGACGTATTGATGCTCACGCTCGACCTGACCAACGCCCCGCGCTGGCATGACCTCGCTCCCGGCGTTCGGGTGCAACTGCGCCCGCTGACCACCGCGCTGATGGTGGCGACGCGCAGCGACGCAGCCGTCGACGCGGTGCCCGAGGACGCCTCCGACGAGGAGCGCGCCGTCGCCTTCGCCAAGGCGCTGGCGCGGCGGGCGGTGCTCGCCTGGGGGGGCATCGGCGACGCGGATGGCAATTCCATCGATCCGAGCCCGGAGGCCATCGACGCCCTTCTAGACGTCTGGCCGATCTTCGAGGCGTTCCAGCTGACCTACGTCTCCAAGGGCCTGCTGCTGGAACAGGAAAAAAACGCCTCCGCGCTCTCGCCGAATGGTCCTTCGGCGGGGGCGAGCGCTACTGCGAAGCCTGCACGCAAACCTGCCCGGACTGCCCGGCGCGGCTGAACCGTCCGAAAACGCCGGAGGGTTGGCAGGTCTGGGACCTTGTCGGTCGTCTCGGAGGCCAGCTGCGCGTGCTGCCGGGCGCGGTGATTGGCTGGGACATGTCGGCGGCGCTGGCTCTCGGTGACGCGCTCGGCGTGCCGCCGCTCGCCATGGCCGAACTACTGCCCGTCATCGAGGCGGTGATGGTCACGAAGCTCAACGAACAGATGGATCAGTGCCATGGCTGAGAAGAGGGTCAGCGTCCGCCTCGCGGCCGTGGGCGGACGGCAGGTGCGCGCCGAACTGGAAGGCGTCGGCGAAGCCGGATCGCGCGGCTTTGGACGGCTCAGTCGCGAGATGGAAGCGGCCAACGCCCGGCTCGCGGCCTTCTCGCGGCGGGCTCGGATCGCGCTCAGCGCGGCGGCTGCGGCCGTCACGACGGCGCTTGCCGCCATGACCCGCGCCACCATCCAGGTGGCGACGCAGACACAGCAGTTCGCGCAGGTCGCCAACACCGCGCCGGAGGCGTTCCAGCGGTGGGCGGGCGCCTCGCGCACCGTGGGCATCGAGCAGGAGAAGCTCGCCGACATCCTGAAGGACGTGAACGATCGCGTCGGCGATTTCCTGAGCACGGGCGGCGGCCCGATGGCCGATTTCTTCGAGCGGGTCGCGCCACGCGTCGGCGTCACTGCCGATCAGTTCGCCCGCCTGTCGGGACCCGAGGCGCTGCAACTCTACGTGGACACGCTGGAGCGCGCAGGCCTCAGCCAGCAGGAGATGACCTTCTATCTCGAGGCCATGGCGTCGGACGCCACCCGGCTGCTGCCGCTTCTCAGAAATGGCGGGGCCGAAATGGAACGGCTCGGCAACCAGGCCGACGACCTCGGCGCGGTGCTGGACGCCAGCGCCATTCAGGCGCTGCAGCGCACCCAGATTGCACTGGTCGGGGTCTCCCAGGTGTTCGAGGGCATCCGCAACCGGATCGGCGTGGCGCTGGCCCCGGCGGTGGAGTGGCTTGCCAACGCCTTCGTCAGCCTTGCGTCCGAAGGCGGTGCGCTCGGGCGTGCGCTGGACGCTCTGATCGGCAACATCGGGCGGCTGGCCACTTATGCCGCGACCTTCGTCAGCTTGATGGCGGGTCGCTGGGTGGCGGGGTTCGTCGCGGCCGCCATCTCCGTGCGCGGTCTCGCTACGGCGCTGGTCGTCCTTCGAGGCGCGCTGATCCGCACCGGCATCGGGGCGCTGATCGTCGGCGCCGGCGAGCTCGTCTACCAGTTCACCCGCCTCGCGTCCGGAGCGGGCGGCTTTGGCGAGGCGATGTCGCTCCTGAAGGACGTCGCGGTCGAGGTCTGGGAGCGGATCAAGATGGGCGCGGCGGCGGCGGGCGCGGCCGCCACGGCGATGTTCTTCGACCTGAAGGCGGATGCCGCGTCGGGCATGCAGAGCGCCATCGAGAGCGTCGTGGGTTTCGGCAACACCGCGGCGAACACCTTCGAGGGGGCCTACGAGGCGATCAAGGCGATCTGGGGTCTGCTGCCCGCCGCCATCGGCGATCTCGCGTTCCAGGCGGCCAACAGCCTGGTCGACGGCGTCGAGGCGATGCTCAATGGCGTGGTCTCGCGCATCAATGGCTTCATCGGTGGCATCAACGAGGGGCTGGAAGCGCTCGGGTCGGAGCGCCGCATCTCGCTGGTGCCGGACCTCGACCTCGGCGAGATCGAGAACCGCTTCGAGGGCGCGGCCAGTGCTGCCACGACGGCGGCACAGGCGGCCTTCGACCGGGCGTTCGAGGACAACCCGCTGACCGCACCCGACCTCGGTCTGACCGAGGCGGCGAACCGGGCGCTCGAGTCCGCGAACCTCTATCGCGGAGCCGCGCGCGATCTGGCGGAAGGTGCCCGCGCGCCCCTCGAAAGCTGGCAGGCGCTGCGCGATGCCGTGCGCAGCACCGACGAGGCGAGTGCAGATGCGCTGACCGAGGCCACAGGCGCGGCCGAGCGGCTGGAGACGGCGCTCGGCGATGCCGGACGCGCCGCCACTGCTGCGGGTGCGGCGGCCGGAGCTGCTGCCGCTGCGGCAGAGCCCGCGACTGAAACGGCCGTCACCGGCTGGCAGGCCGTAACCGCTGCTCTGTCGGACTACGCCAGCAAGGCCCGCGAGATCGGCGGCGATATCGGCCAGAGCCTCGTCGGCGCCTTCCAGTCGGCCGAGAACGCGGTGGGCCAGTTCGTGAGGACCGGCAAGCTGAACTTCCGCGACCTCGTCACCTCGCTGCTCGCTGATCTCGCCCAGCTGGCGGCGCGGCGGTTCATCCTCGGGCCGATCGCCAATGCGCTGTCGGGCGTGTTCTCCGGCGCGGGCGGCATCTTCGCCAACGTGCTGCATGCGGGCGGGATGGTCGGATCGGCCGGGCCGTCGCGGATGGTCCCGGCCATGGCCTTCGCCGCCGCGCCGCGCATGCATGGCGGCGGCATGGCCGGCCTCCGCCACGACGAGGTGCCCGCTATCCTGCAACGGGGCGAGCGGGTGCTGTCGCGGCGTGAGGCCCAAAGCTACGGCGCTGGCGGCGTCAACGTCACCATAATGGCCCGCGATGCCGAGAGCTTCCGCCAGTCGCGCACGCAGATCGCAGCCGACATCGCCCGCGCGGTCTCGCTTGGACGCAGGGGGCTCTGAGCGCCCATCATTGGAAAAGGATCCACAGCGCCACAGCCGCAAGCATCACCCCGGAGGCGATATTCAATGGGCGCGCGCTCCTTTCGCTCCTGAAACGTCGCATCAGCATATCGCCAGCGATCGTCCAGACGGTGAAAGCAACGAAGTTGTTCAATGTGAAAACGCTCGTGATCCAGAGAACGAGCCCGGCGTCGGAATTGGCGTCGACCGGTAGGAACTGAGTGAACATCAATGCG